AGCATAATTAGGGTCTTTACAATACTTAGATGCTGCTAGGTTTGCATACGCCGAAGGATAAGTATCAAACGTTCTTTTTGCCCATGCTTTTCCCTCTGGACAAATCTTACTACCTTTTGATTTTGCAGAGGCTTTTCCACCTTTTCTGTAGTAAGTTAAGCCTTTTGGCATTTTTTTACTTTTTGAAGGTGGCTTGGAAACTTGTTGTCGCATTTGCGCCCTCGACATTGCCATAATTTCTCTCCATATGTCCTTTAATAAAGCTAATTTCAGAGGCCATAACCTCTGTTCTTTTATCTACTGCAATAAGAGTTTTAGTAACCCAATTTGCCCAAGTGTAGCCAACCCCACCAATGGCAATGATAAATGCTGAAACAACAGTTATAATTATTTGTTTCATTAACATTTCCACCTTTTTCTAGCTTGTCTTAAACGTGAATTGGGATTCTTTGCCGCTTTAGGAAACTTCTTCATTTGACCTGCAGAACGAGCGCAAAATGACTTACGCCTTTTTGCAGCTTTGCTACCTTTCTTTACTTTACCAGTGACAGCCGTTTGAAGTTTAGAACCGGGGTTTTTACGTCTGTAAGCAGCAACACCTGCTTTGGTCATTCCCGCCCCTTTTTTCGTGGGGCGGAAATTCTTTTTATTTTTTGCAGGCATTTTGTCTCTTTTACGAGCCATGTTGCACCTTTAAGATAGGAAGATAGTCAGTTGGTTACTACTTCCTGTAAACGCACTAACAAACGCACCACTTGTAGCAAGTATTCCATCATCTGGAATATTTAAGTGATGCAAGCCTGTTGGAAAGGTTTGCGTAAGTAACGTATCACCTGAACCGCTTCCATCTTTAATTGTAAAAGCTCCTGCCGCGCTTGCAAATATTACAACTTGACGAATGCGTGAACGTGCGGGGCCAACAACAGCCGCAGAATCTCCTTGCGTAAAATTAAATGCTTGTACTGGACCTGCCATACTAGCCTCCTATTACGCTAGGTTATTATTTTGCTGATACAGAATTGTAACACGAACTAAACCCGCAGTTGTTGCGGCAGAGTTAGTAACAGTTAAACGAATATCTGCTGTTCCTGTGTCCTGCCATGCAAGTGCTCCACCCGCTTCTGTAGTTGGATATTTACGACCCGCAGTGGTTCCAATAGCAAACGTATTTACAAGAGTTGCTGCACCACCAACGGTATCTCCAACACTTAGGTTGGTAGCGCCACTTGCTGCTGTAATTACATCAATCACACAATCAACGATTTGAGAGTTTGCAGGAATAACAACGTCTGTCACAGACGCAGCTAATGCCCCACCAGATAAATCCGCTGAAAAAGTCTGGGCCATAACGACTTGACCAGTGTTTTTAATATCTGAACCGAGAGTTGTACCCGTAGTTTCTTTAATGGTTCCCGCTTTAATAGGACCAGAAAAAGTTGTTGTACCCATGTCGATCTCCTGTCTTGGGTTGAGTCAGCAGCCCCATGCCGCTGTCAGGGATAAACACAGAATAACACATATTTAATAAAAAGAAAGAGGCGACTCGCGCCGCCTCAAAGTTTAAGGAGCAAAAACATGAAAAATGTCCATGCCCTATGTTAACACAAATTATGCTCCGGGTGAACCAAAAACACAACGTGGATCTGAAAACCCAAAGCTGTAACGCTCACGAGCTTTAAATCTCATGTTTCCTGTGTCAAAATCAGCCTCCATATTCGTTCTCATTGGAGAACGCTCAAAGTGCTTAAAGCCATTTGGAGCGTCTGTTTTAATGAAGAACGCATCTGGGTCTGTTAAGAAATGGTTAACAGTGTAACCTTCTGGCAACATACCCATGTTACGAAGAGCATTGATATCATTATCTGCTGTGCCAACACGCAAAGTTGATTCCAACAAACGATCTGCAATAAATTGCAGTTGTGGTGGAATAATCAATTTGGTGCCACGCAAAGCAATAATCATATTGCGTTCATCAACGAATGTTGAGATGTCGATAAGAGCATTCTCAAGTGAAGTTTCGTTGAGGTCAGCAGCAGTTGAAGGTTCGTTACGGAATGTACCACCACCTGCTAATGGGTGAACTGCTGAACAAAGTTCAACACCGTCACCACCAGTGAAGTTTGCATCAAACGCATTGTTAAGCGTTGCAGCAGCTTTCACTTGCTTTGTGTGTGCCATAGAACGAGCCAAAGCCTTTGTATAACGAGCGCCAAGGCGATCATACAAATTGTCTTCAACAGCTTCTTCAGTTAGTGCGAATGCAAGTGCAACTGTTTCGTGTGAATAACGAGCAGTAAACGCTTCATTTGCATTGTCGAACTGCACCCCTGCACCTTCGCTTTTGGTTGGAGCATTTCCGAAGCCAACAAGCATTACCTCTTCTTCAAAAGCACGATCTGATGCTTCTGTGTCATAGATTTCTGCATGTTGATTTTCGTAACGATCATACTCCATGCCAAACAGTGCATTAAGGCCCGGTTCTAGCTCTTTGACGAGTTGGGATCTTGATATAGCCATAAACTCAGTCTCCTTACGCTAGACCTGCAGTGCCGCCACTGAACAGGTGATTGTTAATTTTGACAATTACGTTTGTATTTGCCGATGATGTATCGCTATTCTCAGGATCTTGAGAAATGTCGATTGCTTTTAGTGGTAGGGTTGCTACCGTACTATCCGCAGTTCCTACTTCTAGCTCAATGCGAGAGGTACCAGATACAGTATCTCCTGCTGTTGCTAGAATATCGTAGTTACCTGCCAAATCTGTCACTGGAAATGCAGCATCAGCTTGGATTTCAAACACTGCATTTGGATCATCAATCACGTTAGCTATGATGTCAGCCGCATTTGTGCTTGCAGGATAGTGGTTTGAAAATCTTGGCTTTCCTGTACTTGGATCAGTATATTCACAGCCGTTGAAAACGCCTAGAATCAATCCTGAACCACCCGCCGCAACTCTCTCAATACCGCCACCAGTTACCATTGCAACTAAATCACCTTGAAAAATAGAGGTGTTATAGTTTGCAGCAATTCGGTAACGATTTTGCTGTTGAGAGCTTATACTTGTACGAGCAGGACGAAGGCCAAAAGGTGCGTCTAAATTCGCCATCTTTAATCTCCATCATTTTGAGGTCGTGAGCCGAAACTCACACTTGATTTACGTTGTGGTGCCATTTTTGGCATCGCAGGGTTATTTTCGCGCATCCAATCACGATCAACAGCATCCATCTGATTTTGTGTAGTCTTCTGGTAGTGTTGATTGCGTTGATCTGCCAATTCTTCTGGAATACGGGCCAATACCAAACCGCCGACACCTATGATGCCTGCGTTGCGCCCTTCATCTACAACTGGACCTGTATATTCTGGATATTCCTCTGCACGGACGAGTTCATATCCTTCTTGCCGTCGCTTATGGACGTTAGTTTTATCATCAAATTCCATCACGGATTCACGAATCCAACGATGTTTGTAGCCCAATGGGGCTTCCGGAGCTTCTAAAGCTGAACCGGGTCTCCAAGTTTGGCGCTCTTGGCGCTGCCGCGTTTGTGTTTCGCGTGAAGTACGATCAGCCATATCAATCTCTCCGATCTGCAAGTCTTTGAACTTCCGCAGCATATTTATCCAAGGGAATACCTAGCTTTTGAGCTAGTTTCACTTGACCGGGGTTAAGTTCTACTTGTTTTTTCCGTCCATTTTTTAAAGAGCGATTTCCGCTTCCTGCAGGCGTGACAGATTGGACGTTTTTCTTATCACCCTGAAACTTGTTTGGCAGTTCTTGACGTATGCGTTTATCAATTTCCGCGTAATATTCATCAGTTGTGGGATTAAAACCCTCTTCCGCAATAAGCGTCTCATGAATGCCACGCGCTACACTGGTCATGATGCGATCTTTACCAAACCAAGTATTCTTTTCAAGCCAACTCTCTAACTTTGGGTCACGCTCTTGTTGACGTGGCTGTTGTTGAGGCTGTACTTGCTGTTGTATTTGAGCTTGCGCTTGAGATTTATTTTTTTGAACGCGAAGGCGCTCTTTCTCAATAGCAATTTGAGCAATTGCTGATTGTGCATCAGCAACTTTATCATAATCTCCTGCTTCATGAGCTTCTGCTAATGCTCTTTTTGCTTGCACCTCTTGAGAGGTGATACGACCTTCATATTCAGACATATATCCCTTATCTAAAGTAGAAAGTCTTTGTTTATATTGTTCGTTTTGAGCTTGTATTTGTTTTGCATACTCAACCGCAGCAGCAGCTTCTTCTTCAGCCTGTTTTCGTGCCGCTGTTAATTGTCTAATTCTGCGTTGTGGATCATTCTTCTTTTTATTAGGAGATTCATAATCTCTAAGCTCCTGCTCATCATCAGAATCTGCTTCAGAAAGTTCCTGCTGCTCTTCGGAATCTTCTACAACCTCTGAGTCATCCTCTATTTCTACGGATGTCATTTCTTCAATTTCTTTTTCTTGGGCCTCTGCCTGCATAACAAAAACTCTCCTCTGTTATCTTATACATACGAAATATCTTTGGGGTCAAGTATCGTGGCTATAATATTATCGTCATTTATAATACGAACCTCAAGTCCTTCCACTTTAAACCTATTTCCGGCATATCTTCCTATAAGAACCCAATCTTTTTCAGAACACCACGAACCAGTTGGGAATTTCTGGGAGTCTTGGTATGCGTCAGGTCCAAGCTTCACAACATAAGCTGCCACTGTTGCGAATGCTTCACGATCTCTAACTTGATCGGGAACATACACACCGCCTTTTGTTTTCTCACTTGGGTAATACGGAATAATTAACATTCTGTATCCAGTTGGCTGTGGAAGACGTTCTAATGCTGAAGCTTCCATTTGAGAAGGATCATTCTCATTCTTGCTTTCTTCTTTATCTTTTCCAAAAGCGGTCTTTATAGATCTAGGGATATTCTCCATATCCTTTGGTTTTACTGCCATGTGGTCAGGTACATATAGTTTTTTAGTCATCTGCTAACTCAATATTTTTCATTGCTGTTTTGATTTCTTCTTCCATGAACGTTAAACCTTTAACTTGCCCAACTGCATACCTATACTCATCAAACGAACCAATGTTACCTGTGCCTAAAGACACCTGTATGTCATCACGGCGTTGACGTAACTTTTTGTAGAGGTATTCAGCTAGATTTAGTGCGTCCATGAGATCTCCATACTAGGACATTATACAATTCATCGGAGAACACAAGTATTTATCCCAAGGTTTTAGAAAATACCTTGAAATTTTTGGGGTCTAGCTATTTTGCTAAAGCGTTTTATTATGCTGCCGCTAGTCTTTTTTTGCGGTTTTCTTTTTGGCAGGGGATTTCTTTTTGGGGGCCGCTTTCTTTTTTGGCTTTTCAACCCACGATTCATTTTCTGGAGTGTTTGGGTCATCTGCTATGTAATGTCCTTTATCGTTACGAGCGCGAACCATTTCTGTAGTTACTTCTGGAGTGGCTGCTGTCTCTCTTCTAGCTGCCTTCTTTTCTTTTTCAACTTGAGCCATTTTAGCTCTTACACTACTAGTCATTGTTTATTCCCTTTCATTTGTGCGTTGATAGCCGCAATATCTCTTTGTGTTTGAATGCGATCTTCTGCGACTCGTGTTTTATCGGCTAAAGCCTCTTGCTGTAAGTTTAGCCTTTCTTGAG